GCCGACGGGCCCGGAAGAAAAAAACTTCGCAGACGATATGCGCACGAATTCCAGTCGCGCGGGTCCATGCGCTCAAGCATCGGCGATAGCACGCCGGACAGCGCCGCCATCATCCACGTCATCTTGCGTTCGTCGATGATGATGTCGCCTTCCATGTTGATGCGCACCGGGTTGCCGTACCGATTGATGTCGGCACCGGTTGGCTCGCGAAACAGTAGCTCGGTCACCTCGATGCCCTTGTTGTCGCGGATCGGGTGATGCATCAGCTTGACCTTGATCGGCCAAACCTCTTCCGGCGGTTCTGGGACCGGCGCACCGGTCGCCATATCCAGCACGGTATTGTCGTCTTGTGGCTGCGGCTGCGCTTGCGGCTCGGGAATGAATCCCTCGCGCTGTGCATTTGCTGGTGACATTCGCTACTCCTTTGTTGGCGCGACGGTTAAATCGGTACCTCTTCGCACCATAATCCCTCCCATCGCACGCGGACCTGACCGTCACGCGTGTTTGCTTCGAAGCCGGCGCGGCATGTCGCGCCGACCAACGTGTACTGCATGCCGTTCGCCAACTGAGCGACGACCGTGTTGTCGACCTGTGCTTCCAGGTCTTCCAACAAGATGTCCGGCATCGTCGAGATGTCGCCCTCGATGTACGGCACTCTCGGCAGTTCTTGGTAGCCGTGAACGCGGTCTTGGCCCGCGATCATCGTGCGCTCCCAGGTTGACGGGGAGACTGTAAAATTCCCACGCAACGGTCCAAATCTTCGCGAACGATTCGCTAAATCGCCGCCGCCATTTCGGGCTGCTGCATATTCCTATGCAGAGGAGACTATATCTTCACCCTCTTGCGAGGGGTCGGGCGCTTCGGATCGCTTGATCCTACTCTCTTGCGAGATAGTCGTTACGGCTTCCGTCTTTCAACGGCTTGCCTCGGTATTGGCCGTTCTGGCTGTCCACCGATTTCACCCGATATCGATGCCGATTACTCGGCAAAGAGACCTTAGTTGATCTGATCACCGTCAATCATCAGGTAGGCTACTCCAGCAAATCTTTGTGCCATGATTTTCTCCATTTAGTGAGAGGTGGAAGCTTGTCAGCTTCCGTTAATTGGTAGTCACATTTATCTCGCTTTACGCGCAGATTTATGTGCCACCAAAGCGGTTGCAGGTTCGAATAATGAAAACACGCGCGCTGCTGTTCCGAATCAGTTAGATCAAACGACGCGATTGGCTGTTTATGATCAATGTGCCATAAGCTCGCGTTATCCCACGACATTCCCGGCAGAAATTGCCGTTCGAGATGCTTGACCAAAAATCCAACACTGCACCCAATTAGATCAAATGTACGGTCAGTTTTTCGGATGCCGTGATTTTTTAAGTACGTTTTCAACCGAGATCGCAATCTTGCTCGTATCGCATATTGGATGTCGGTTTTGTAACGCACTCTATCGCGTGCTCGCCGTTTATTGCAACGTTCCGGCGTTCTCATATAAGCGGCGGCTTTTGCTCGGAATTCGTCATTGTGCCGCTGCTCATTTATTACGTCTTTGTTCTTGCGTTTCCACGCCTTAATGAATTTCTTTGATTGCGCCTTGAGGCACACAACACATCGCTTGTTGCTCACCATCCGTTCGCCGCACGCTTCCGGATGATGCTCACATATCTTGCCGAAGAAACGCGTGAGTCCTTTTCTCCGCGCTTCTTCACGAGGCCCAGGCGCATTCATTCGTCAGCGCACGAACGAGGTGCCCTGACGTTCGTAACCAGTCGTGCCGATGATTTCTCGGTCGAGGCCGCGGTCATACTGTAGCCTAAACTGGGCTAATACCGCGAAGATACGTAGCTGGTTTATCAAATCTGGTGGGTATAACACGTTAACCCTGTTCGGGTCATTTGGATCGCGCTCGACAATAAGGTGCCGCTTATAGTTACGGACATCCTCGACTAAACCATTGAACTCGTCGATGCGATACTGGGCGACTAGCTCCGCCTTGATGATGCCCGGCGTGACGATCGCTTGGCCAGGACCGAAACGCGTGCCGTCGTTGGCGAGCTTGTGCCGCGGGAATTTCGACGTGATGGCGTGGCGCTGATTGCGGATCAGCCGCGCCAGGGTCGCGAGCGTCGTCACCAACTCGTAGGCATCGTCCGGTTGACCGTACAGGTTGAGTTGGTAGGTCGTCTGCTCGCGGGCGAGCATCGGTTGGTTGTCTGAGCCCGCTTTCTGAATCGCAATGCCGTTCAGCGCAAGCGAGTTCAATTCCTGGAAGTTGAACCGGTCCTGCAGCGGTGCGAGCTTGACCCGGTTGAGGGCGAGCGTCTGCAACGGTCGCGCCGGATCGTTGGTCAACGCGCGCTGTGCCTTCGCGGTATAGGCCGCGGCCCATTCGAAACTCGGCGTCGGCGACGGCACCTCAAAGCCGAGGATCGAGACGACACCGGAATTGCGCGTCTGGCCCCACAACACGAGGTCGGGATACGTGCCACGACGCGCACCGAAGACGTGCCCAAAATGTTGACGCTGCCAGCCCCAGCGACCCTGATCGCTGAAGCCGAATTCCTGCTCGAACGCAAACAGCGTGGTCGAGTCCGTCGTCGGCACGCAAACATACTCGAATTGCTGTTCCCCCATGCTCAGGATCGCGTCGTCAAAGCTCGGGGTGCCGGTGCCGCCGGTCAAAAACCCGGTTGCCGGCAATGTAATCCCCAGCCCGATCGGCGTTTGCTCGCCACCCATGCCGCCGTAGTAATTGAGATCGACACGAATCTCGTTGCCGGTGTAGCCGGACCACACGCAGGTCAATTCGACCGTATTTGACGCGACGGGCGCCGGGGTGACGCCGTCTTCCAGCATGCTGTCTGCGGTCAATGCTGTCACCGCCAAGTTCATATTGTCATTGACCCGCGCAGCAATCGCATTCGCGATCTGTTGCGGGGTATCGCTGGTGCCGAGGACGACGGGAACATACTCGCCGCCGATATACAGATGGAGCGTCCCCGCCTCGCGCGGCGCATTGACGATCAGGATATCCGCAGTTGCTGGTACCGCGCCCGTAGGCGCTTTCACGCCGAGGCCCCAGACCTCATTTGCCCAGTTATTGTTATAAAAACTGCGAAACATGCGCGATAGCTCGGAGCCCATGCCGAAATTCTTGTCGGCTTGCGCCTGCGTGCCAATCGGAATCGGCACGTTCGGCTCGGCCTCGCCTGGATCGATCATCGTGCCGATGAGAAGCGACGGCTGCTTGATGACCGGAAGACCGGCCATGCTCGGATCGACTTCGACCCAGTACAAGGGCACTTTTATGTTTTGTGGAATCTGCGCAAACGACACGGGCATGGTTACATCTCCTTATTTGCAAGCGGGCCAGTCGTTTTGGCTCACTATGTGGACGACGGCGATTCGGTTGATCGGCGCCTGACCGGCGGTGTTTCCGGCATCGTCGCTGCGGGAGCGCTGCGCTCACGGCGATATTCATGGTGTCCCGACGTGCCCGCTGGCGGGGGCGCAACACGCGTGTGGGCCGGTGGCGCTTCACTCGCTGGAGTCGCCACTGTCTGCACAATGCCGGTAGCCTTGTCCGTGTATGAAGTCGGCTCACCACGCACGAGCGTCACCGTGCCGTCGCGCAACCGGCGTTGCGTGAACTGATCGAGCGGCCATTCGACCGAGCCGCTATCGGGGAATTTCAGGTTGCCTTCGGGATGCGCGATGCCCTTGCGGATCGCTTCATCACGCGGCATCACCCGCACGGTCGGCATTTTCGGAATCAGGCTGGAGACGCGATTGACGCGCGCCTCGATCTGCTGTTGACGCTTCGATTTTGTATCAGCCATCTTGGCCTCCTATTTTCACTCGCACGATGCTTTGCACTCGCACGATCCGGAAACCGCACTCGCAATCGACGAACGGATTTCTCTGGGATTCGATGTGCGTCATGCCGCAACCCGGACAATCGATCATGTGCCGAAAGCAAAAGTCGTCCGGGTCCAGTTCGTCTTGCACGACTTCGTCCGCGGCGCGCCAAGCCTCCAGCGCCTGCCGATTGGTCTCATTTCGTCGTGACCAATCGATCCACGCTTGATTCGGTTCTCGCATCCGCGGTGAACTCGTACTTGGAGATGATGCGCTGCACCTCGTCGGCAGACGGGATTTTCCCATGGTGCAACGGAACGACATCGACTGTGATGCGCTCCAATTCGTCCTCGATGATCGGCGGCCAGTAGGTGCGATAACGGATGGTTGGCTCGAATTGCAGTTCGGCCCACGGCGTCTCGTTGTTGAGACGCGCTGCACCCCACACGTGACGGCGATGGCCGCGATAGATGCCTTCGAAACGCGTGTTGTCGGGATTGCCCTCGCCGGTGTGCGGATTGTACGTGTCGAGCATGTTGGCGAGGTACTGGTCTTTCCAGCAGCCGTTCATGATCGCCCAGAACGCTTCATCGAGCTTGAGTTCGAGCGCGAGCGGATCATTGCCCTCCATCTGCACCGAGAACGCGAGCTTCAGATCATGAATGAAGCGTATCTCGCCGACGTTCCAGTCGCCGTCCGGCGTCATGTTCTCGTCCATGATGTAGACGCCGAGAAACGGGAGGTGATAGGGCTGCGTCGGAAGTTGCTTGCAGCGTCGCGCCGTGAAGCCATCGAAGAACGGCAGCGTGCAGCACTTGGCGAACAGTATGTCCCGGATGATCGCGGAATAACTGTTCGTATCCGAGATACTCATCGCTCTTCTCTGCGCCCTGTGCGGATGACCTGTTGCAACGTCTCGATCGGCTCGCCCACCCACTTGCGCAGCGTGAGCGTCATCTCTCCGCCGCCGTTGAGGTCGGTGTCGACGATCTCGAAGTCGCCGAGCGGCACGCCGTTGCAGTCGTAGGGAATCGTCACGCGGTCCTTCTGCTGCGGCAGCACCGCATACTCTGCCGTGCGGATGTCGAAGATGGTCTGCTGATCGCTGTAGATCGAGCCGTCCGCCGCCATCACATCAAGCTGACGCGTGTCGTAGATGCCGCGCCCGGTGTAGCTCGACCCGTCAGGCTGCGAGAACACCGGATAAAATGTGCATGGCACTGCGAACAGGTCTTGTGTTGGCAGGTAGACCTCGCGCGAGAAATTCACCGCCATTTGACGCTCCTGTCGAGAAGCTCGCGCATGCGATTGACCAGCATGTCGTACAATTCAATCCGCAGGATTGGTCTTCCACCGCCGCCATACGGGCGGAACGTCGTCTCCTGCCCCGCTGCCCCCATAGAGAATGCCTTCGGTTGCTGTTGCCCAGACATCGGCCGCCGTCGTCGCGCTCCGGGTTGCGGGTTGAACCAGACGCGACGGAAGCGCTTTCCAAGCGAGACCTCGCGCTGTCGACGCGGTCCACGCGCCCAGATATTCGTCATCACGCCCTTGGGAAGACTTTGGATGTTGGTCGTTATCCTTCGGTTCATGTCGTCTTGCTGCCACGTCACCAACTCGTCGCTCATTTTACGGGGCATCTCCTCGATGCTCTCGATGAGGTCGTCGAGCTTGCGCACGAGCCCGACGAGTTGTTCGTGGTCTGGGACTACGTTGAGCATGGTGGATTCCTCCAGCGGAGCGGCCGGGTTGAAGCCACAACACAACCCGACCGCCCAGGTTTTCCGCATCGACAATAGGGAGGGAAAGGCGACGCGGAAGGCGCGTCTAAATCCAATAGCGCGTGAAATGCGAGAGCAGATTTTTTACGGTCATCATTGCCGGCGAGTCGCCGCCGGCCTTGGTGCCGGTCGCCGCCGACTCGGACGGCACGTGAAACATCACGCGGCTCTCTTTGTGCGAGATCGACCGGATGCCCTGCGCCACTGCGCTCGATTGGCTTTGCTGCGTCGCGCGCGCGGTGCTCACCAGGAGCATCGCGGCGTAGCGCAACGCAGGCGGCGCATCGTCGGGCAATTCGAAGCCGCCCCAGTAGGTCACCACGATCGGCTCGCTCGTGCCGCAGAAGACCGACAGTCGGCCGGCGCGCTCATCCAATTCCCAGCAATCGCGCGCGATCGGGTAGCCGCGCGGTACCTCGACCGCCTCGACTTCCTCCTCCTTGACCGGCCAATGCGAAAGAAACATGCGGCGGGAATACTTCGCGTCCTCGCAGTCGCACGGCTCGCCCAGGCAGCGCCACGTCTCGCGCACCTCCTCGCGTGCAAACACGCGATTGCACAGCGTCGCGACGACATCGCTATTCTGCTCGATAAGTTGCTCAATATAAGCGTCGCTGGTCGTGGGGTCGCCCGCCGTAAGCTGCAAGCCCGTCCGCGCTTGATCGACCGTCAGCAGATTGAAATTCTCTGCCGGCGTGAGAACCTTGATCAGGACATCAGCCATCTTAATCTCGCGTCAGCAGACGCCGCTCGGTGTCCTCGCTGAGACGGCTCAGTTGATCGGCGTACTCGGAGATCGCCGCCATCGAGTCTGCGATCTTGCGGCGCTCCTCCATGATCAAGTTGGTCAGATGCGCGACGGCATCAGCCGTGTTGTGTGTTCGTCTGTCCGCCATGAGTCACCTCATCAGTGCGACCAGCGCAGCGTTACGGCGGCGTTCGGCCGCAATCAGCGCCAACACCAGTGCGTTGCGCCGCTTGGAATCGCGCGGCAATTGGACGAGCGGCCGAGGCTGCACCAGGG